CTGCCGAGTTAACAGAAGAAGATAAACTTTATTTAGCGATGAAATGGGGAAGACTTTATAAACCTAATGAATGGGTACTTTTGGAAAAAGATTATAATGAAATGATGAATTCCTTTGACATCCAAGATGCTGATACTACTAATTCATTAATTTTAATTTGTAAAACAAATTTAAAAATGAATCAAGCTATTGATATTGGAGATTTAGATGGATTTCAAAAACTGTCAAGAGTATCAGAATCATTAAGAAAATCTGCGAAATTTACAGCGGCTCAAAATAAAGAACAAAAGAATGACTTTGTTGATTCTGTTGGAGAGCTTGTTGCATTATGTGAACGTGAAGGTTTTATTCCTAGATATGTGACAGATATTCCTCAGGATAAAGTAGATTTAACTTTAAAAGATATGAATAATTATATTTATAAATTAGTTACCCAAGATTTAGGATTTGGACAACAAATTGAAGATTCATTAAGAAAAATTCAAATTCAAAAAGATATGAGCGCGGCAGAAGAAAAAGCTATTGAAATAGATGAAAGAGTAGAATTAGATGATGATGATTACGCCGAGTTTTTAGAAAGTGTGCAGGAGCAAAAAGAAAAAGATTTAGAGCATTTTGAGGAGGAATAAATATGGCATTACAAGATTTAATGGAACTTTCTCTTTCAAAAAATAATAAAAAGACTGGTTTATCAGAAGAGCGTATTAAAGCTCAAATTCCAGTATTACGTCAATATGTAGCTTTTTGGCGTGAATATCCTGACATATTTGTTGAGTTTTTGTGCGGAGATAATCCTGAAAATTTTCACTTATATTTTTATCAAAGAGTATTTTTAAGAGCAGTTATTCGACATAGATATGCTTATGCTACCTTCCCTCGTGCTTATTCAAAATCATTTTTATCAGTATTGATATTAATGCTTAGATGCGTATTGTTTCCAGGAGCTCATTTATTTGTTACAACAGGTGGAAAAGAGCAAGCTGCGGGAATTGCAAGAGAAAAAGCAGAAGAGTTATGTAAACTTATTCCAGGGTTAAAAAATGAAATCAACTGGACCAGAGGTATGACAAAAGCTTCTAAAAATATGGTTGAATATATCTTTAAGAATGGTAGTAAATTAGATATTATTGCAGCACAACAAAGTTCAAGAGGTAAGAGAGCAACAGGTGGTCTTGTGGAAGAGTGTATTCTTGTAGACCAAACTGTATTAAACGAAGTTATTATTCCCACTATGAACGTTGATAGACGTTTACCAGATGGAAGTAGACAAGAGGACGAAGTTATTAACAAAAGCCAAATTTATGTAACTACAGCGGGCTGGAAAAATTCTTATGCTTATGAGAAACTTATTCAAATACTTATTCAGCAAATTATTGAGCCAGGTCAAGCAATAGTTCTAGGTGGAACTTGGAGAGTTCCAGTTATGGAAAAATTATTGCGTAAAAGTTTTATTGAAGAACTTAAACTTGATGGAACTTATAATGATGCATCATTTGCACGTGAGTATGAATCTGAATGGAGTGGAGATGCGGAAAATGCTTTCTTTTCAGCAGAAAAGTTTGATAAGCATAGAGTATTATTACAACCAGAATATGAATTTAGTGGTAGAAGTAGTAAAAGTGCTTATTATGTGCTTGGCATAGACGTTGGTCGTTTAAATTGCACAACCGAAGTGTGCGTATTTAAAATAACTCCGCAAGTTCAAGGAGCAGCCTTGAAGACTTTGGTTAATATTTATACTTTTGATGCAGAAGATTTTGAAGTACAAGCGATTAACATAAAAAGATTATATTATAAATATAAGGCTAGAATTTGTTCTATTGATGCCAATGGTCTTGGTGTTGGATTAATTGACTTTATGACTAAGGTTCAAATAGATCCAGAATCAGGAGATGAATTACCTCCTTTTGGAGTTGAAGGCGGAACTAGTGAAGATATTTTAGAACAATATAAAAAGATTAAGGGTTCAGGAGTAGAAGAAAATGCTTTATATTTAATTAAGGCTAATGCTCCAATAAATACAGAAGCACATACTTACGTACAAACTCAATTAGCTAGTGGGAAAATAAAATTTTTAATAGATGAGGCGCAAGCTAAAGTTAAATTGATGTCTACTAAAGTAGGACAAAATATGGATAATGATAAAAGAGCAGATTATTTAAAGCCTTTTACTTTAACTACAATTTTAAGAGAGCAAATGTTAAATTTAGTTGAAGAAAATGAAGGTGTAAATATTATTTTAAAACAATCTAATAAAGGAATTAAAAAAGATAAATTTTCTGCTTTTGAATATGGATTATATTATGTTAAGCAAGAAGAAGATAGAAAGAAGAAGAGAAGGTCAAGAAATATTGGAGATATGATGTTTTTTAGCACTAAATAAAAATAATTTAAAAAGTTAGGACATTTTTGGAATATTTTATATTTGAGAAATTAAAATATATATAGAAAATGCGAAAAGCATAGGAGGTCTTAAATGAAAGCGAGTCGTGGAGAAATAAAAATTCATGAAATATTAGAAAATGCAGGATTAAATTTTATAGAAGAATATTCGTTTCCAGACTTGGTAAGTTCAAGTGGACGTCCTTTAAGATTTGATTTTGCTGTTTTAGATGATGAAAATAATTTAGAATTTTTAATTGAATATCAAGGAATTCAACATTATGAAGCAAAAAGTAAATTTGGTGGTTATTCAGGCTTGCGAAAGCAGCAATATAATGATTTACAAAAACGTGAATATTGTCGCAAACATAATATTATATTAATTGCAATACCTTATATTGATGAAGGTAGAATAGATTATGACTATATTATGAATGCATATTATGCTTTGGGCGGCTATTAAAAATTGACACAAGTCAAATTTTATGATATACTAAGAAAAGAAAGGTAAGGTGTCTATCTTTGATTAATAGAATACAAGAAATTAAGAAAAAGGGCTTTACTATGAACCCTTCTAATGACACCCGAGATGTATATGAAACTTTTAATCCTGTTGATTTTGCAAAGATAAAAGTAGGTGTAAAAACCTTAGAAGATGCTATTGTAGATGTAAGTACTTATAAGAAACTTAATCCTCGTTTAGGAGATAAGAAAGAAATTCTTAAAGCTATTGACACTTGCGATTATGAAACAATGAGAGATATTTCTAATTTCTTTTATAAAACAAGTGGTATTTATTCAAGGCTATGCAGATACATGGCATATCTTTACAGATATGATTGGATGGTAACACCTTATATAAATTCAGATAGCGTAAAAGATAATAAAATTTTAGAAACATTTCATAAAGTTTTATTATATTTAGATAATTTTGAAGTAAAAAGATTTTTTGGAGAAGTTGCTTTAAAAGTAATTAGAAATGGTTGTTATTATGGATACATAATTCAACAAAAAGAACGAGCTTCTATCCAAGAGTTACCAGCAAACTATTGTCGTTCAAGATTTTTTGTAAATGGACGCCCAGCAGTAGAGTTTAATATGAAATTTTTTGATGATTATTTTAAAGATAGTACTCAAAGAATGAAAGTATTAGGACTATTTCCTGCTGAATTCAAAAAGGGTTATATTCTTTTTAAAGAAGGAAAATTAATTCCTGAGTTTCCAGGTGATACATCAGGTTGGTATTTATTAGAAACAAAAAATGTTATTAAATTTAATATTAATGGAGAAGACTTTCCTGCATTTATATCAGTTATTCCTGCGATAGTTGATTTAGATTCTGCACAAGAATTAGATAGAAAAAAAATGGCTCAAAAATTATTAAAAATTATTATTCAAAAAATGCCATTAGATAAAAATGGAGATTTAGTTTTTGATGTGGATGAAGCTCAACAGCTGCATAATAATGCGGTTAGAATGTTAGGAAAAGCGATAGGAATAGATGTTTTAACTACATTTGCTGATGTAGATGTTGCGGATATGGCTGATAAAAATACTACAACATCAGTTGATGAATTAGAAAAAGTTGAACGTACTGTTTATAATGAAGCTGGTGTGTCTCAAATGCAATTTAATACAGATGGAAATATTGCATTAGAGAAATCTATTTTAAATGATGAGGCTTCAATGTACAATTTAATAAGTCAATTTGAATCATTTTTAAATGATTTAATTATGAGATTTAACACTACTCCAAAGAAAATTTATTATAGAGTACAAATATTAACTACAACAATATATAATTACAAAGAAATGGCAAAATTATATAAAGAACAAACTCAATTAGGTTACTCAAAAATGTTACCACAAATTGCGTTAGGACAATCACAAAGTTCTATCTTAGCAAACGCTTACTTTGAAAATGATATATTAGATTTAGTTAATGTATTTATTCCGCCTATGGCATCTAATACAATGAGTGCAGATGTTTTAAATAGGATTGGAAGTGAAAAAACTGGTAGTGGTGAAAATAAAACAACTCAATCAGGAGACAGCGCAAATGGGAGACCTACAAAAGAGTCTCAAGGAGAAACTGTTTCAGATAAAACAATACAAAACAGAGAAAGTCAAAGTTAATAAGGAAGGAAGATATGAATGAGTCATCAATCATTAGCAACTATTGATTCTCCAGAGTTTATTAACTTACAGCCTCTTGATATTAATCCTTTAATGTCAAGTTGTGAAATAAAAGTTTTATACATTGGAGGAAATCGTAACCATAGCTATATTACAAAAGAAGTGGCAAGCGACATGGCAAAAACTCTTAGAGGTGCGCCTATTGTAGGTTACTATAAAGAAGAGAAAGAAGACTTTGCAGATCATGGAGATAGAATTATTTTTGATGATGAAGGAGTTAAATTTGAATGTATGACAAGACCATATGGTTTTGTTGCTCCTGATGCAAAGGTTTGGTTTCAAAAATTTGAAGAACAAGATGATTTTGGAAATTCGATTACCAGAGAATATCTAATGACTACAGGTTATTTATGGACAGGACAATTTGAAGAATGTAAGTCTGCAATAACAAAAGAAGGAAAAGGACAATCTATGGAATTAGATTCTAAAAGTTTAGATGGACATTGGTCAACAGACACAAAAACTGGTATGGATTTTTTCATTATAAATGATGCAATATTTTCAAAATTGTGTATTTTGGGCGATGATGTTGAGCCTTGCTTCGAAGGCGCAAAGGTAACTGCCCCAGATGTAAGCACATCATTCTCTAAGGTAGATGATGGGTTTAAAAAGACATTATATACTATGATGCAAGAATTAAAATTTGCGTTAGAAGGAGGCAAAAACATGAACAATGATAATCCAGAAGTTGTAGAAACATTAGAAAACAATGAAATTAATGAAGAAGTTGCTGTTGAAACAGAAACTGCAGAAGTAGTAGTTGAAGAAGAAGCTCCAGCAGCAGAAGACAATGAAGTTGTTGAAAATGTTGAAAACAATGAAGAAAATCAAAATTCAGAAGTAGAACTTCCTGAAGATTCTTTTGCTAAAAAAGATGAAGACGAAGAAGATAAGGAAGAAGATAATGACTCTAATGAAGATAACGCACAAGATGATGAAGATGAAGATGAGGATAAAAAGAAAAAGAAAGAATATTCTATGGAAGAATTAGAAACAGAACTTTCTGAATTACAAGAAAAATACTCAGCTTTAGAAAAAGATTATCAAGCTCTTGTTGAATTTAAACAAGCAGTAGATAATGAAAAGAAGGATGCTTTAATTAATAGCTTTTATATGCTATCTGATGAAGATAAAAAAGAAGTTATTGAAAATAAAGAAAAATATTCTTTAGAAGATATTGAAGCAAAATTATCTATCATTTGTGTAAGAAAAAAGGTTAATTTTGATTTAGAGGATACCTCAAAAAATGATAAAGAAATAGAAGAGGAAAAAGAAGCTGTTACAACTTATGCATTAGAAACTCAAGAAAGTTCAGTACCAGCGTGGATTTCTGCTTTGAGAAAAACTCAAAACGATAGAAATAATTAATAATTAAAAATAAAACAAGGAGGAAATTTAAATGGCTACAATTAAAAGAATTGGTTTCGGTCAAGTTGAACCAAATCATCTTTCAGCTCAAGGTAACAGACAAATTTATGCTCAATTACCAGCTGACCCAGCTATCAAAGTTCTTGAAAATGGTCAATTTGTAAAGTATAATTATGCAGCAAATAAAGTTGACTTTGAAGGCGAAGGCGAATGGATGTTAGTATTCAACGAAGTAAAATTATATGATGATGGAAGAGAATCTTATAAAGATTTCGCTTTACAAACAAAACACTATACAGAAGAAGTTATGACTCCAAGAGTATTTAAAACAAATATTGGAGATATCTTTACAACTAACTGTTTAGAAGTAGGAAATACAGCAGGAGATTTAGAAGCTGATCCAGCTAAAGAATTTGCTATTGGAGATGAATTATCACCAAACGAAAATGGATATTTATCTTTAGCAGGAGATGGAACAGTTGTATTCCAAATAGTAAAAATTTATACAATGCCAGATGGCCAACCTGGTGTTAAATTAATGAGAATTAGATAGGAGGATTAAGAGATGAGTTTAAATAAATCAGATTTAGTTAAATTAGCTAAAGTTGTTGCTGGCGCTAATCCTTCTTCTCAAGTAGCATATTCTTTTAACGATGAAAAATTCAGTTATGAAGATTTAAATGATACTTTAAGAAATGAATTAAGAGAATTAGCAGGCACATATGCTTTATACAGAGAAAATAAAAATACAATCTTTGCATTAATTGAAGAAACAATTAATGATATTTTACCTAAAAAAGTTATGGAACAATATGGTCAATTCGCAGAAGTAAAAACTTTTGCTCAAGGAGACAGACCAGTATTCAGACAAAAAATTTCAGTTGCTTCTAGAAGAAGAGCTAAACAATTTATTACTAAAGTTGGATTAGCTGGTATTTATGAAGTATTCAAACTAGATGGAAAGAGCTATGAAGTTCAAACATCTGCTTTCGGTGGAGCTGCTCAAATTGGATTCGAAGAATTCCTTGATGGAAGAGTAGATTTTGCTACAGTATTAGATATCGTTATGGAAGGTTTAGATGAAGTTATTTATGTTGAAATTGCTAAAGCTTTAGTTGGAGCTGTTGCAAATTTACAAGCTTCTAACCAAACAACACAAACAGCTTTCAATGAAGCTGAAATGGATAGACTTATTAGCATTGCTGATGCTTATGGTCAAGCTACAATTTATTGTACTTTTGAATTCGCTGCTACTATGATTCCAGAAGCTGGTTGGGTTTCAGAAGAAATGAGAAATCAAAAATGGAATAATGGTTACTTAGCTAATTATAAAGGACATAGAGTAATTGTATTACCACAATCTTATGAAGATGAAACAAATACAGTAAAAGTTATTGATCCTAAATATGCTTGGATTATTCCAACAGGTGGAAATGACAAACCTGTAAAAGTTGCATTTGAAGGAGATACTCTTGTAGATGAAAGAAGAGGAGACGACTGGTCTAGAGAAGTTCAAGTTTACAAGAAAGTTGGAGTTGGAGCAGTTATTACAAATAATATCTGTGTATACATGAACACATCTTTAACAAAATAAGATTTTAATATAGGGGAAGAGTTATAGTATATGCAATATACTCTTCCCATTTTTTCTATATAAAAAGAAAAATAAAGGAGAAAAAAGGAGATAAAAATATGGTTGATAAAAATACACTTATTAAAGTGAGAAATAGAAATAAAGGGACTGTAGGATACACTATTCCTGATCTTGGAAATTTACATCGTAATTTTCAACCTGGCGAGACAAAAGAAGTTTCTATGGATGAATTAAGAAAATTATCTTGGATACCTGGCGGAGATGTTATGTTAAAAGATTATTTAATTATTGAAAATGAAGAAGCTTTAAGAGAGTTAATTAGCTCAGTTGAGCCAGAATATTATTACACAGAAGAAGATATTATTAAATTATTACAAACTGGAACAATGGATCAGTTTATGGATTGCTTAGAATTTGCCCCTGAGGGAACTATAGAATTAGTGAAAGATTTAGCTGTTAAGTTAGAGCTAAATGATATTCAAAAAAGAGATGCCATTTTAAAAAGAACTGGTTTTAATGTGACTAGCGCAATTAATATTAATAAAGAGTCTGAGATTGACAACAACGAAGAAGAGAATAAAACAAGACGTGCAGCTCCAATTACGAGCAACACAAATGAAGAAAGGCCTGTAAGACGCGTTTCTAAATATGATGTTGTTTCAATTAAAGAATAATAACTGATGGAGGTGTAATATGAATAATTTGAATACTACACCTTTCTCTATTGTCTATGATAGTTTTTTATCAAAAATAACAGATGATATGTATATGGA